TATTCGTCTTCAATCTTACTTCTCTAGAAATCTTATCCATAGCAAGATTAAAGAACTGAGTAAAAGCCTTCCGAGTAAGTTCTGGTATAATTAGCTGAGCAAGATCGTATAATTCACCAGCCTTCATTATTCACCTCCTGCGGAAATAGAAATACCAAACCAGTCATAGTATTCCTGTCTTAGATTTCTTATACGTTGAAGAGTATTAACTGTATTCTCCATGATTACTCTGAGATTATCTGAAGCAGTAGCTTGTTCGCTTATTGCAGTTTGAATCTTCTGTAATTCTGCCGCCGCAAGCTCTACATCATCTGCTTTTAATCTCTTATTGACGTCGGTATAATCATACTTCACATTCTCTTTAATCATTCTATTTATGAGAAGCGAGACATAGGCATTAAATACTCGATTAAGTTCAAATATAGAACAGTATAGAGCAAGCGGGTAATTATAACGATCATGCCAAATAAGTTTTCCACTATTATCTACTCCATACTTTACTATATCTGCTTCATAAGTATCGCCTTCATCGGAAGGATAAACATATAACTTATTGCCACGAATCCAGAAATAGCGTTTTCCATAATCTCCATCATTAAGAAGCGAATAAGTGTTTGTTATATGCTCTGGATTATCTACTCTTACCAACTTCTTCGGTATACTACTCTTCGTATAATAGACATTAATCTCTTCGTTGTTTGTCGGTACATACTGAAGCGTTATGGAGGTACCAGAGGAGGAACATGTGAGGGCAACCGGTACCTCCAACGCTTTTAATGCCTTCGGATTGATTAGACTTATACGATTAACTATATCTTCCATACCAGCCATTATAGTATTATTATCTACAATAATATCCGTTGTTCCAAGTATGGAATTTACATAGTTCTGAACATCAATCCGAGTTGTTGCCATTATTCTTTCACCGCATATTGAACTACTGCATTTCCGGTTGCAGCAGGAGTAAGAGTGATTGCAATACGATAGAAGGGTGCTTTAATATTTTTTACATCAAGAGATATTCCACATCCAGTTTTTGCAGCGGAAATAGCTGGATTTGTTCCGGTTACCATATCCGACCAATGCGTCCCATCTACTGAAATCTGCAACTTTATCGTATTTGCAGTTACGGATATATTCTGAGTTGAAGAAACAATTGCTGCAGGAAGAATAGCATTTCCATAGAAGTTATCAAGCGCAGAAGAATATATCGTCTGAGCATCCGTACCAGTAAAAGCAAGTGTTTCTTTGTAGGTTTTCCAACCAGTATAATTTGTTCCGGTTATATCTGACCAAGCCATTATTTCCTCCTTACCTTATGCGTTCCACTTCAACACAGCGTGTGTTTCAGGAAGTGTAATTTGAATTCCAGCTTCGGTTATGATCTGATCAATACGACCATCGACATCTGGGCTTTGAACATTAGTCTGATAGAAAGTATCACGACTAATACCGTTTCCTACTAGTGGACGATAAGCTACCTGACCGAGATCAATTACTATGCAATAGTCTTCCCACTGTTCTCTAAGTAAAGGATGAGCGACGAAGTTGAAGTCTCCAAACACACAACTTACTCGTGTAATATTGAATCCGAATTGAGACTTGATATTCTGAACATCCAATTGAGTTGAACCAGCAGTAAGAGTATTACCGAGGAATGTACCACTACCAAGTTTATTGAACCAAGCTACAAGCTTCCGAGAAGCAAGAACTAGTTTACTACCACTATTACCATTCTCTGGAGCGAACATGTCTCTTGACCAATCTACGAAACTATTATAACCACTATTAGAATAACTAAAGGTAGCTACGTTACCGAAGAGTGATACAAAAGGAAGAATTCCCCAAGTATATCTCTTTACAGCATTACTTGCCTCAGTATCAAGAATTCCACTAGAAGCTGCTACATTGCCTACTCCAAAGAGTGCAGCATGTTCTATGTCCATCTTATGCTCACGCAGTTTCTCGTCCCAAATACGCATAAACTCGTTCTTCTTTCCACGATATTCAGTAGCCATAGCAGAACCAGACATTAAAGGACATGCAGTCTTAAAGATCTGAGTATAACCCTCAGTCTGACCAAGTAAGTCATACCAACTATCTGGTACACCAGAACCTTCGGGATATGCAGTTCCAATTATCTGACCACGAGCATTCAGAGGAATAGTAGTAGTTCCACTAATTGCTTCCTTAGAAGTTGGTGTAAGTAAGAACAGTCCATCTAATTTGATCTGAGCATATTTATCACTAGGGGTACTAGAGGTAACTGTATTCACTCGAGCATAAAGTGTTCCAGTTTTACCATCATTGGTAGCATTCTCAATAGCTACTATCTGACCGGGAACGAAATAGATAGGTGTTTGATTATCAGTTGTAGTCTTTCCACGTCTATCATATTTGCAGGAGACTTTTACGGTATCAAGAGTAGCTACTGCAGTAGATATGAAGAAGTTTCTACGTTGCCACTGATGGCGCTGTTCCATCATCTTGAATACAGGATCTGGTGTCGACATCTTTCTTAAACGAGTAAGATAAGAAAAGAATGGAGATTCCTGAGGACGCAGTTCCGCAATCTCTCCACTCAAATCAAAGGTCCGACGTAGGTTATCTAAACTAACATTCACGGGCGGAACGGTAAATTGATTATAGGTTCCACCTTGTGAAGTAGTGAAGAATTTTGGGGTATAATTGTCTGCCATTTTAATTTTCTCCTATTTTAAAATTGTGTATTTCTATTACTCTGCTTAATCGCCTGACGAATAAGTTCGAGAGTTGGATCCGTAGCCCCTTCAGACTGAGCATTATGCACTCCCATTGTGGGTGGCACACTCTGAGCTCTTTGTCTCTGAATGAAATCAGGAGAAGGCGCATTCGCTCCATAAGGATTAAACTGAGCATTCGGATTGGGTGGCGGAGAATACATAGGCGAAGGTGCTACAGGGTTCGTTCCATTCTGCATCTTACGCATCTGATATAACTGAAATAGATTATCGATAGTTATAGAACTATCATCTGACATGGTCTGAACAAAGTCAAGAGCAGTATTATAATCTACTCCATAGTTATTCATAATTGTATTTATTACGCTATCCAATGCCGTCTTCACTTCGTTGGCACCTTCCAGTTGACCAAATTTCTCTTCCTGTTCCCATTGCAGTTGTTCCAGTCGTTCCTGTTGCTTTGCTTGAATCCACTCATTTTTTAGAGCATTATACTGATTCATTCTAGTATTATAGTCTATGAGTGCACTCAAATACTTTGCGGATTCCGAGTTTGGATCACTGTATGCCTCCACTTGGCTGTAATTATACGGTCTTACAGGTACAGGTGGTGGGTCAGGAAATTCTTCATCTTCTTCTTCTTGTGGTTGTTCTTTTTGTTGCGCAATACTAGCAAGATATTGCTGCATAGTTGTCATTTGTTGTTTAAGTGCTTCATTCTCTTCTTGAAGCTTCTTATACTGATTTTGAGTCTGATCATATTGTGACTGCCAGTATTGATACCGGACTTGATCGTTATCAGTTTGGGTAGTGGATGGATTCTCGTCTTTATTCTCGGGTGTTCCAAAGGAAGCCGAGTCCATTTCATCTTCCCAAGAGTCACTGATCGGAACTCCAAACATGTCATATTGATTATTTGGGTTTAACATCATTCCTCCTTCGGAGATGGTTTAGTATTTCGACGAGCTTGTTCTTCCATTATCATTCTCTGAGTTTCCAGAGCGGCAGCATTACCGGCATTCTTGAGCGTATCATTCAATCTAGCGGCATATAATTCCTCTGACTTTCTCTGTTCGAGTGCAGTTTCACGCAACTTCATTTTTTCTGCTGATACAGCCTGATCAAGACGAGAATGGAATAACTCTCGTTCTCGAGTTTGAAGATCTCCTTCTAACTCTTTAATTCTTTGTTGTGCTTGCTGAAGTGCTTGCTGATATTGTTCAATAGTGTCAATTCGACTTAAAACTCCTTCAATATCAAACACATCAGTTTTCTTAAGGACTTCTACTCTATCGATGATTTGGTCTTTATACATATCTCGATAGAACTCTAATTGAGCATAGCGATTTGCTGGAAGAGTAGATCCGGGAATAACGATTAAGTCGTATTTACCTACGCTGACATCGTTCATTACCTTCACTTGCTGACCATAATCATCGTATAGTCTCTTATTAATAGCATATTCCGATAGAGAATTATTAGGTTGAAGTATACGTATCATCTTCTCCGCAATATAAAACTCTTGAATAAAGCTAATCATAACCTTACCCAATAGAGTAAGAGCTTGCTCGATAGATGCTTGCTTAACCTTAATACGTCTCTGACCGAACTCATCTAACATCATTATACCACGATAAGTATCTGGTGCTGCTTGAGGACTACCCATCATATTCTCAAAGAGACCCAATTCGTGATCGATGTCTTGCTTTGCCATAATTTCATTCTGGTATAATTCATTAGGCATTGGTAACGGAGCAACGGGAACGGGCTGACCTTCACTAAAGTCAACTTCAATTATCGCTCCGGGTTGAGCCCATTGTTCCTTTAGGGCTTCTACATCGGTTCCTCTCGGAACCAGTACTTTCACATTAGTGGAAGTGGACGCATGTGCAACTATAAGAGATCTAATCTTGTTAATATATCTCTGCATATCTTTCACCAGCCTTACATCAGAAAGCGGGTATGGTGAACCGGTATGCATATTCATTAATGGGATTATGGGATACTCTTCGCAGTTGAGTAAGCGTCGATAAAGGGTCTTATCTCCTACAACGAACCCCATCTGAATTCGTTGCATCGGAACCTTTACCGCAGTAATTAATCCTTGCTCGGCAAGATCCATCATACGAACTTGCTGTATTTGCGGAGGTTGAGGGGGTTGCATCCCCTGCTCTGCAATAGCTTGTGCATATTCCGGATTCTGTTGAGCTACTTGGAGTAATTCCTGATATTGAGCTAGAGCTTTTTGATACTCTGCCATAAGTCGTTCTGCTACCTGACGAGCAAGAACTTCTTCGGTGGCTATATTGCCATTGATGATCCAGACAGGACGTTGGAGATATTCTTCGAATTTTTCGGGGGTAAGAGTATACTCTGCCCTACTCCAACTCTCGAATACTCTTACTAGTTCTACCCAGACTTTAGTATAGCGCTCATAGCCACGTATGTATTCGCCATCAAAGAGATCCGGATTCTCTACACCAGCGAATACAATGAGATTATCACTCGTGTTCCCAGTAATTATCATATCACTTCGGAAACTATTTCCACTTGCAGTATCGATAGCTTCAGTATAAGATGGGTATAATCGCTGAAGCTGACCTTTGGTATAGGTGCGGCTAATGATAATATCGGATGCATCACTACAGAATTCATCTTGCGCATTCGGATCAATATATACTTGCAATGGATCAATAGCCTTAAACTTTACTTCACCTCTTCCACCATCGGCGTAGGGATCGATATATACAAGCAGAACACCCATTCCCGTAACATAAAAATCATCTATAGCTTTTGAAAGTTGTCTATCACCTTGAGAAATGCTCCAGATATACTGGATGAGTCCATTCATTGCTCCAGCAGTCTGATTATCCGAATCTTCTGCTGCAGTTACTCGGAAAGTAGGATGATTCGATGTAAGTATTCCTTTTGCCAATTCTACTGCGGGATGAATACGATTTATTACTAGTGCTGCCTGAGAACGGGCTTCGAGTATCTTTTTATCTTCTTCGGACCACTGAGCACCATATCGGAACTCTCTATCTTCTGTAGCTTGCTGTGCCCAGATAACTCTATTTCCGGAACTAAATCTAGTAAATAATTCCTGTGTTTCTTCGGCATAGTAGCTATCGCTTGAAGTCATAACATTTTTATCTTTTTTCATATATCACATCTTCCTCGCTTACATATACTTCCGCAGAATCGCTATGAAATCCAATAGCCGAAGCTCCGGAATATATTGCTTCTTCCTCGTTATCTGGAAAAGCTTTATCTATTATAAAACGAATAAGTTCTGTGTTCTCCGTGGCTGGTATCCCATGCGCTCGTAGATTATCTACTATGATCCCAACTCTATTTGACCAGAGAATACACTTCACGATACCCTCGGTATCGATCTCTTCGTTCTTTACCTCTTCGTCGTTTTTCTTAAGTTCTTCGTCTTTTTTAGTCTTTTTTGTCGTCATACTGCCATCCAACTTAGTCTCTCTTTCTTTACAATTTCCTTATCCGGACTGGTTTGTAATCTCTTCTTTGGAGGACGGTAACCATAATTTGAAGCCATCCAAATACTGTCAAGTATATCATCATGTTTTCCTCGAGGAAACGCAAGAAATTCTCGTTCTGCTTCAAGATCGTTAGGTCGGAATATCAGTTTCCCTTGAGCCATTAGCGGCACTAATCCGATTAATCTCTGAGACTTACTCGTTCTATGTGTAATCTTCTTTTCAATTCCGGGAATATATATACCCTCTTCCAGCATCATCTGTCTCGTAGTCATACGACAACTTTCCTGATAAGCCTGAGATTCGATGTAGACACCACGATGATGCCACTTCTTAAATAGATCAATAATCATTTTCGGATGTTCTGCAGGATTACACTTTACTCGAACCATATCAACGATGAACTGATAGCCATCGGCATCAATACCAATAGTAGTCATTACGGTATAATCACTATGTGCAGAAATAGCAGAAGCAAGATCAATACCAAGAAATAGATATACTAATCGCTTCTCACCGTTATAATTCACATACCACTCACCGTTTATCTCTTCAATCTTGCCATCGTAGGTATGAATATACTCTGGTCGAAATGGTGCATCATCTGGAGATTGAGGCTGATTCATATACTCTTGAAAGAATCCAGAGGTATTGCCCATATGTTCGAAACCTTGACGAATCTCTTCTATCTTCTCCATAGGATACATCTCTTCCCAGATACTATTACCATTCTCATCGATAATAGATTTCCAGATTACTTTCCAATCCGGAGCGTCTTTTACCCACTGAAGAAAACAATCTTCGGAGATTATAGTACCAATAGCGATTATTCTACCGTCTTGCTGAGAAAGAGATGGTATAACTGCTTCCGTAATCCATTTCCGATTAAATGCACGAGCTTCTGCGGTATTAGCATTCATTTCGGATTCGAAGTCATCAAGAACGATTATATTAGATCGGGTATCATCTTTTATTAGACCACGCACTTTCTGACCGGTACCAAGAGCAAGAACTCTTGCTCCATTGGCAAGAATAATATCGTCTTCTCTCCAACGTTCTGCAGTATCTGAACCAAGATTTCCAAAGTATCTTTTGATTTTTTTATTATGATCTAGAGTATTTTTAATACGAGTAAGATAGTTTATAGATTGGCTTCTAGACTCTGAAATAAGAACAGCGAATAAGTCTCTATCTGGTGGCTTATGCAATATCTTCCAGAGAATATAGATGAACGAAGCGATAGTACTCTTCGCCAGACCTCTCGGAAGTGCAATAGCCAACTTCTTCGCTTCTTTATCCTGAAGAAGATCATAGATCTCGAAATGAACTTCCGGCATAGTAAGTGGTACCGACTTCGGAAGACAAGTAAGTGCAAACGCTGGAATAGAGATGCGCATAGCCATCTTCACTATTTCCCGGTCGGAAGCTTCCGGGAACTCATTTCTTAGTTCTTTTAGGATCTCCTCAATAGAATACATTACTTATTCGCATTCAGTGCAAATACAGCTCTTCGGATAGTCCCAGTATCGTATTTGGACTTATTCGCCAATACGTGTCTTGCATAAGCAAGAACATCACTAAATCCAGCAGAATGTGCTTGCTGAGTAAAAGCACCCTCGGTACCCTTCTCGGCAATTCTCTTCGCTGCTTTTGCGATCCAATTTGATTTCTTTGCCATATTAATTCTCCTTATATAGCTCTTGGAATACGATTAGCCTTCCTACCATCAAAGTAATAATACTCACCAGTATTTTTATCTACAAAGAAATATGGCTCTCCAGTATTCATGGAGACTGGAGGAGCTGGTGTATAAACCTTCGTAGAAACCGCTGGAGCAACTTGATTTCCAGTATAACTAGGTGTCCGATTAGCTGTTATCCTATTCAAAAGATCGGCATTATTGACAGTATATGTGTTTTCTATGTTCTGAAGCTTTCTTTGCAAATTATTTTCCATGTATTTGTCCAATAGGTAATAAATGGGGGAATAAAGTCGATCTATAAACGATCTAAATGGATCGGTCCACGTTGACTGGGTTCTTGGTGTTTTGGATGTTTTTGGTTGTTTTACTTTCTTAGAAGACGTTGGAATATAAACTTTTGTAGAAACTGCTTCTGCTGATTCATAAGAACTTGGAGTAGAACCGAATAAGTCTTCTCCAGTAATCTTAGAAACGGTTTTAAAAACACTCTTCTTCGCTTTTACCTGTTTTCCGGGAAGTTCTTTAGATTTTTTACTAATAACA